TCCGCGCTGTTCGAGGTGTACGAACAGGTCATCGGGCTGCTGTCGGTCATCGAGCCGAGCATTCTCGGCGTCGAGGTCGCCTACGGCGGCTACGTCGCGTCGGGGTCGTTGGCTCCGGGGGCGTTCGTGCCGTTGGAGGTGCCCGAGGATCTGCCGGAGATCGTCGGAGCCAGCCTGACCGCGCCGATTGGCGGCGGTGCGTCCAAGCAGTCCGCACCGGTCACCCCTGCGCCGGCGAAGCAGACGGCGTCCACCTCGAGCGGCAGCGGCAGCGGCGGGAAGTGACCTGATGGCGGACTGGCCGAGCCTGAAGCAGGTGCGGTTGCTGCTGCGGTTGCAACCCGACACCGCCGAGGACGCCCTCATCGACCAGGCCCGGCTGGCCGCCATCGACTGGTGCAATCGGCGCACCGGGTACCGCTTCGACGACGTCGACGGCGATCTGCCCGACGCCGTCTACCAGGCGGCCACGTTGTTGGCCGCCCGCTGGTACCGCCGCCGGGACTCGCTCGACGGGACGATCGGGTGGGGTGACCTCGGTGTCATCCGGGTCGGCAACCGCGACCCCGACGTCGAGGCGCTTTTGGCGCCGTGGCTGCCGGTGGTGTTCGGATAGATGTGGGACTTCGACCACGTCGCCCAGGCGGTCGCGGCCGCCCTGGAGGGGATCCCGCAGCCGACCGACACGTGGAACGCCGGGTCGACGTGGAACCAGGGCGAGACGTGGAACGAGGCGCTGGCCCACCCGACGGTGTCGGTGTTCGCCGTGTCCCCCGCCAGTTTCAACCCGCCCGCCTACATCGTCGGCCGCCCCGAGACCGTCGAACTGGACGTGCCGGCGTTCACCGTCGACCAGATCAACCTGGCCGTGCTCTGCTTCGTCGGGCTCGGCCAGGACACCGCGCTCGGCGAACTGCTCCGCTCGGCCCGGGACGCCATCAGGAAAGACCGCAGTCTCGGCGGGCGGGTGCAGACGGCACGCACGATCCGGTTCCGGAACTGGGCGATCATGAACATCTCCGGCGCCGAGTTCCTGAAAGCCGAGCTCTTGCTGGAGGTGTGGGCGTAGTGGCCGCGACCCCGACGGTGCAGATCATCGGGCTGAAGGGCGTCCGAAAGGACCTGCTCAAGTTGGACCGGGAGAACGCCCCCGCGGCGATGGTCGCCGCCGGCCTGGCGGTCGCGAACCCGTTGGTGGCGAAGATCCAGCAGGCGTTGCCGGTCCAGACCGGGCGGTTGCGTGGCACCGTGCGGGCCGGGAAGGTCAGAACGGGTGCCACGGTGCGGGTCGGCACGAAAGCGGTGCCGTACGCGGGGTGGGTGGAGTTCGGCGGCACCCGCCGCAACCCGCACATCTCGACCCGGGAGTTCGTGAAGGACGGCCGGTACATCTTCCCGACCGCCCGGGGCGAGGCGTCCGACGCGGTGCAGCGCTACGCCGCCGAAATGCAGCGGATCATCGACTCCTATTCGTGGAGTCAGGCGAAAGACTGAGGAAAGGACCGACCTATGACGTTCACGCCGACCGCCGACCCGGTGGTCGAACCGATGCCGTACATCATGACCGACCCGTCGATCAAACTGAACGGCCAGGACGTCCACTGTCTGGCGTCCCATCTGGAACTGGCGCCCGACATCAACCTGGTCGAGACGACCACGTTCTGCGGGGTGCAGGAATTCCCCGGCACGATCAAGTGGTATTTCCGGCTCACCCTGTATCAGAGCTTCGACGCCGGCGGCGCGGACGAGATCCTGCAGGGCTGTTTGGCGGCCGGCGGTGTCGTGCCCTACGAGGTGTTCCCGTTCCGCGAGCAGCAGGTGTCGGCCACCAACCCCCGCTTCTCGGGCAACGTGATCCCCCGGAAATATTCGCTGATCGCCGGTGACGCCGGTGCGGCTTCGGAGATCACGATCGAGTGGTCGATGACCGGCGAGCCGACCCGCGCCACGACCTGAAACGGTGATCCCGACCCCACCGACCCGGTGGATCCGGTGGTGGGCGAGGTGACCGACGCAACCGAACCGCTCGAGGAGACGACGACGGAGGAAACCGCATGAGCGACGAGTACATGGCGGAACCGGGGATGGTGATCGACGCCGCCGACGTCGACGCCAAACTGATCCGGATCCGCACCCGCGGCCAGCCGCACTACACGGGTGGCGACATGGACGCCATCCAGAACCACTACGGCAAGCAGCTCGGCGACCTCACCCAGGCCGAGGCGATGGTCGCCACCGCCTGGGTGTACCTGCGCCGGGCCCGGGTGGAAGGGGCGTCGTGGGAGATGGCCGCGAACGAGTGCGCCGTCGAATACGACGAGACGCCGATGGACCCTACCGGCGGCGGCATCTCCGAGACGTCGCCTGGTTCTGCCGCCACTGGCGTTGCACCCCCCGAGACGTCGACGCCCTGACCGAGGACGAGTGGATCGTGATGGTCGACGTCATGAACGAAGAGAACCGGGCGGCGAAACGCGAAGCCGACCGCGCCCGGCGGCGGCGGTGATCTGACGTGGCGGGCCCGTCGGTACTCGTACGGTTCCTCGGTGACACGAGCGGACTGTCGAAATCGGTCGACCAGGTCGACAAGAAGAACCAGTCGTTCAAGTCGAGTCTCGGCAAGGTGGGGGCGGCGATCGGCGGCGCCTACGTCGCCACCAAAGTTGTGCAGTTCGGCAAGCAGGCGGTTCAGGCAGCCGACAGCATGAACCAGACGATCGCCCGCAGCAATGACATCTTCGGCCAGTCGTCGAAACAGGTGCAGGATTGGGCTGAAGGGGCGGCGAAGAACCTGCGCCTGTCGAAGAGCGAAGCCGAAGGCGCCGCCAACACGCTCGGCAAAACGCTGGTTGGCAGTTTCGGCATGTCCGGCAAGCAGGCGGCCGGCATGTCCGAGAACGTCATCACCCTGGCGAAGAACATGGCCGACTTCAATCACATTCCCTTCGACCAGGCCCTGTCGAAGGTCACGGCCGGGCTCGGTGGCGCCACCAGGGGCCTGAAGCAGATGGGGGTGAACATCACCCCCGCCGAGATCAAAACCAAGGCCCTGTCGATGGGGTTGACGACCCAGCACGGCACGTTGACGGCGTCGGCGAAGGCGCAGGCCACGTATGCGCTGATGGTGCAGAAGACGGGGATCCAGCAGGACGCCACGAAGAAGACGGCGAACACGTTGACCGGTCAGCAGCAGTTGATGAACGCCCAGATCGACAACGCCAAGGACACGATCGGTCAGGCGCTGTTGCCCGTGGTCACGAAATGGGCGGGGATACTCACCAAGGACCTGGCACCGATCCTCGGTGTCGTCGCCGGGTTCCTGAAACAGAACGCCACCTGGCTCGTCCCGCTTGTCGCGGCGATCGCCGGGATCGTCGCCGTCACGAAGATCTGGACGATCGTCCAGACGGCGCTGAACGTGGTGATGGACGCGAACCCGATCGTGCTGATCGTTCTGGCGATCGCCGCGCTCATCGCGATCATCGTCATCGTCGCCACGAAGACGAAGTTCTTCCAGACGGTGTGGGCCGCGCTGGGCGACGCCCTGTCGTTCGTGTGGAACAAGGTCATCAAACCGGTGTGGAACGCCATGCAGACGGCGTTCTCCTGGCTGTGGGACCACATCATCCACCCGGGCATCCTGGCGTTCCAGGCCGCATGGTCGGCGCTCGCCTCGGCGATGGGTGTGGTGTGGAACAAGGTGCTCCACCCGATCTGGGACGCCGTCGGCGCGGCGTTCAACGGGCTTAAAGCCGGGTTCCAGGCGGCGATCGGGGTCATGAAGTCGGTGTGGTCCGGGCTGACCGGCGCCCTGTCCGCAGTGTGGAACAAGGGCATCCACCCGATTTTCGACGCGTTCGGCTCGGCCATCCACGGTCTGGAGGCCGGGTTCAACGCGGTCGTGAACGGCATCAAGGGCGCCTGGTCGGGGTTGAAGGGGGCGATCGGCGGGGCGATCAAAGCGGTCATCGACGTGGCGATCAACCCGTTCATCTCCGGCGCCAACTTCCTCATCACCCACGTGGGCCTGCCGAAGATCCCGACGATCAACACCAAGGGGATGGCGACGGGCGGCCGGGTGCCCGGCCAGGGCAGCGGCGACACCGTCCCCGCCATGTTGACCCCCGGCGAGTGGGTGTTGACGAAACGCCAGGCGCAGGCGATCGGCTACTCGAACCTGCAACAACTGCCGCACTTCGCGAAGGGCGGGCTCGTCGGCACGGTGATCGGCGCCGTGAAAACCGTCGCCGGCGGCGCGGCGGACGTGTTCGACGCCGCCACCGGACTCATCCGCTACACCGCCGCCCAGGCGTTCGAGGCGGCCACCAAACCGTGGGTGCGCCTGCTCACCGACGCTGCGGGGGCGGCGAACGTGTTCAAAGCGGCGCCCGCCAAGTTGGGGATCACGATGATCGACAAGGTCATCGGTTTCATCAAAGGCAAAACCGAGCAGCAGTACGTCGGCAGCAGCGGGATGCCGCCGACCGGGGCGGTGTCGGGGAACGTGACCGCCTGGTTGAACGCCGCCATAGCTGCGACGGGTGTGAACCCGGCGGTGTGGTTTAATGCTTTGGCATACCAGGTTCAGCGTGAATCTGGCGGAAATCCCAGGGCCATAAACTTGTGGGACAGCAATGCAAAGAAGGGGATTCCGTCGAAAGGTTTGCTGCAATGCGTCCCGACTGAGGGCACCGAGATACTAACACGCCGCGGCTGGCTGCGTCACGATCAGGTGCGGGTCGGTGACGAGACGTTGGGTTACAACCCGGTCACCGAACGCAGCGAATGGACGACGGTCACGAAGGTCGTCCACTACGACGACGGCGAGGTGTGGCAGATCGGGAACCGTCACTGGTCGGCGAAGGTGACACCGAACCACCGGTGGTGGTCCGACACCCTGTCGAGGCGGCGCCCCGACGAGACGTTGACGGTCTGCCCCGAGTGCGGATTCAAGTCGACCCCGCGGGGCGTGTCCACCCATCGCGGCCGACTCCACCGGCTGCCCAGGGCGGAACGGCAGCGCACCTATGTGGGCGAGTTCGTGCGCACCGACGAACTGACCGGGTTGCACCGCCTGCGGTTGGCGGCCCGGGCGACAACGGACGGGATCGTCGGCCTGTCCGTGGAAGAGGCGGCGATCGTCGGCTGGTTGCAGGGCGACGGTCACATCCGGCCGGTCAAGGCGAAGCCGACGGTGTGCCCCGAGTGCGGCTGGCTGCCCGGCACCGGCCGCAAACCTGGTAGAGGTCCGATCACCCAGCCGGCGAACTCGGTCG